TTTTAATTATAATGTTTATTTTTTTTTTTTTAATAAGGGGAACGTCATCAGGTATTGAACTCAAAAAGAATAACATCGTAGCTCAAAAAGAGGCTAAAACACTAAAAGGCATGCTCGAAATGCCTGCATATAAAAATAAATTCAACGAAATGTTAGGGAAAAAAGCCGCTGGCTTTATGAGCAGCATTATCGCTGTAGCGAATAACAACAAGCTGTTAGCTAAGGCCGAACCCTCTACAGTGATTGGGGCAGCGGCGCAGGCGGCCATGTTAGACCTACCAATTAATCAGAGCTTGGGCTTTGCCTATATCGTGCCTTATAAAGGTGCTGCTCAATTCCAGCTTGGTTATAAGGGGTATATCCAACTAGCCCAACGCAGCGGCCAATATGTAGATATTGGGGCAAAGACAGTGTTCGAGGGCGAGCTCGAATACGAAAACCGCTTACTTGATAAATTCAAATTTGGCGAACGCACAGGCGATAAAGTTATCGGTTATCTTGCCTATTTCCGCTTAACCAATGGCTTTGAAAAAATGCTATTTATGGAACTTGATGAAATGATCGCTCATGCTAAGAAATACAGCAAGAGCTACAGCGGCGGCACAGAAAAATGGGGCCTTGCAGAATTTGATGTAATGGCTGAAAAGACTGTGTTAAAACGCTTGTTATCTAAATATGGCCCATTGAGTATTGAAAGCATTCAAATGAGCCAAGCATTAAGTAATGACGGCGGCGTTATTAGCATGAATAAAGACGGCGATTTTGATGTGAATTTTGACGGCGAAACTATCGACGCTGAATATGAGGAAACTGTAGAGGAACACAGCGGCGATACCTACACCGTGGCTGGTGAAATCATCGACGCTAACACAGGCGAGGTAGTCGGCCATGAATAACAATGACAAAATGCTCGCTCAATTCGGCTATGACTGGATAAAGGTACGACATTATATACTACAGCGAGGCATGTCAGATATTCCTTACACACCTACTTTTATGGTACGCACCGAGAAAGCAACAGGAGTATTGGCTAATACAGTAAAAAGCATTTTAGATTACGGCCTACAAATTGGGCTGTACAGACATACAGGCGATAGAGATACTATCACATTCGCACCAGTTAAATAAAAAGGGGGATATATGACAGCACCCAAGCGATATTTTTGGTTAAAGCTGCATAAAGATTTTTTCCAACGTAAAGAAATTAAACGATTGAGAAAAATCGCAGGCGGCGACACATACACAGTTATTTATTTAAAAATGCTCTTGCGCTCAATTATGAGCGAGGGAAAACTCTATTTTGACGGCCTAGAGGAGGATTTCTCGTCTGAGCTGGCTCTTGATCTCGACGAAAGCGAGGAAAATGTACAGATTACTGTTACATATCTCTTAAATAGTGGCTTGCTTGAAATGCGTTCAGAGGATGAATATTACTTGCCAGACACAAAAGATAGTACAGGGTGCGAAACAGCAGGCGCTGCAAGGGTTCGCAAGCACCGAGAACGTCAAAAAGCGTTACAATGTAACACCAATGTAACGCAAGTGAAACAATTCTGTAACGTAGAGATAGAGAAAGAGTTAAATACAGAGTTATATAAAGAGATAGAACACAGAGATAGAGATATAACTATATCTACAACTAGAGAGAAAGAGAAAGAGGAAAAAACTCTCTCTCCTGTGTTAAATATCGAAATCTATGACTTATGGGTTGAACATTTCGGCGTTATCTCATCTTATGTAAAAGGCATTCTTGATGATCTAGTGAGTGAATACGGCTTACAGGCAACAAGCGAGGCTGTAAATATTGCAAAAGAGAGAGGCAAGTCGAGTATTAGGTATGTAGAGGGTGTATTGAAAAATAAAAGGTTGGAAAATGGAACAATTCAACACAACGGCAGCAATCGAAAAACTGAAACAGTCGATTGGCAAGCAGAATACGAAAGAGTGCACGGTAAATGATGATTTTGAATTTTATACGCCTATCTATGATAAGCCTGTAATTATTAAAAATAACATAAACAATACCTATCACTTGGCTGGTATTCCTAAGCGCTACTACGATATGAGCTTTACATGGCTAAAGGAAAACGGCAGCTTTCCAAAAGAAAACAAAGAGGCCTATCGCATAGTGAATGAATACAGGCAGAACCTAGAGCAGAATTTAAACACAGGCAAGGGCCTCATATTGAGGGGCCCAGCTGGAACAGGGAAAACCTCTCTCGGCGTATGCCTGTTAAAGGAGGCTCTAGCGATTGGTAAAGGGTGCTTAATGCTCTCTATGCCAAACCTATTGGATAACATGCTTACGTTATCCAAAGGCGATAGCGTGGCGTTCCTCAACTACGAGCAAAAACTGCGGAACATACCGCTTTTACTGCTCGATGACTTTGGAGCAGAGTATTCAAAATCTGAATGGGTGGCCGCAAAGGTAGAGAGCATTATCATAGACCGCTATAACAGAATGCGGCCGATTATCCTTACAACTAACTATAGCGAGGGTTGGACTAAAGACCATTACAGCCAGCGCATATATGACAGATTGAGAGGGGAATATCAAGAGGCCATTTTTATGGGTGCCTCTCATAGACGATAAAAATTCATTTAAACGCACTGTAAGGCGAGTTTGAAATTCTCACGATAGAATTATCGAGCGAATAGTTAGAGGGGGTAAAATAACGAAATTTAGTACATAGAATTAGAAAATAAATTAAAAGATATAGAGGTGAAATCGTGGAAATTGTAATACAGGGCCAACCAAGAACGAAAAAGAACAGCAGCAGAATAGCACTCACGCCAAACAATAAACGTGTACTCTTACCGTCAAAAGCATATCAAGCGTATGAGCGAGTTGCTCTCATACAGCTGGCTCGAGTGCAGGCTGTTCATGGGTCAGTATCGGTACTGTGCCGCTATTATTTACAAGACCGCAAAAGCTGGCCAGATTTGGTTGGCCTGTTGCAAGCGACCTCTGACATATTGCAAGCGGCTGGCGTGATTGATGATGATAAATACATCGTCAATTATGACGGCTCAATGATCGCTGGGCTCGATAAAAATAACCCAAGAGTCGAGATTATAATTCATCAAATAACCGAGAACAGCGTATTATGCGAGGAATATGCAAAAGCAAAAGCTCGTAAGTGCGACACCACAAAGCGAGCAAAAAGCCCAAGAGGTGCCACGGTAGGGGCTAAGGCTAAACCTAAAGCCCCTGCCTCAATATCATACAAGGAATACAGAAAACTCATTAAGAAAGGACATCACACACCATGAATGAGAAAGAGTACAGATTACAGCTAATAGGTACTATCGGCCTTGATATTTGGCTTAATGCTAATAGCGAGGCTCACGCCGAGGAGCTAAAAGAGCAAGTACTAAAAACTATCAATGATCAAATCACGATTGACTGCGGCAAGGTAGACAATACGCTCGATGTATACGTTGACTGTATCGACCTTGAAATTGAAAAATTAGTAATTCAAGACTAGCGAGGCGCTTATGAATAGAAATATCAAAGCCACATATGACGGTAAGCACTTTTCACTCACGGCAGAGGAATGTAACACAGTAGAGCTTTTATCTTTTGCCTGCGATGTAGTAGAGCAAGTGCTGCATATTGTGGCTGGTAACGATACAGAGCTATTAGATGAGGCAAAAGCTGCTATCATCGAGGAAATTCGAGGGATTGACGAGGTACATCATGAGCGAATATTGCAATAACGTAAGAAATCTAACTATTAGCGAGGTTGTTAAATTTATCAGAGATACAAGACATTTATCACTAGAACGTCTTGGGAGCTACTTTCAAGTAAGTAAGTCAGCTGTTTGGCAGTGGGAAAATTGCAACGTAGAACCGAGAAAATCAATTAGAGAGAAACTATATAACTATGCTGCATACATACAAAATGAAAGGGCTGCAAACCATGTGAATAGTACAGATAACAAAAACACCAATGAGGTGCATAACCCAGATCACTATAAACTCGACGGCCTTAATATTGAGGTTGTTGATGTGATTAGGGCTGTACTAACAGATGAGGAGTTTAAAGGTTGGTGTAAAGGTAACGCCTTAAAGTATCTTATGCGAGCTGGCAAGAAAGATAAAAGCAAAGAAAAACAAGATTTTGCAAAGGCAGGTGTATTTATTTCATGGCTAACCGACTAAGCGAGCGCTTTAAAAATAAAATACCGCAATTCCTAACACATTTAAATGTGTGGAATGAGGACACTATGCACGATTGCGCAGCAACGCCTAGAGCCTATCATAAAGCACTTAAACGGCAGCAAAAGAAACACGCAGTATGTGTAATATGTGGCAAGGTGTTCGAGAAAGGTAAATATCAGAAAACACGCACCACATGCAGTAGATCATGCGGCTGTAAATTAGGTGCTATTCATAGAAACGAGAAAATGAGCAAGAGGAGAGCTGAGAATGCTA